CTCCAAATCCAGACTCTAACTGAGCGGCTGAGCCAGCAAGTGATCTTCTATTTTGAAGTTCGCTTAAAGCTCTGTCTTGAGCTGTATTAAAACCACCTGATCTAATTTTACCCAAAGCTTCCCCTAAACCTCTGCCCAAAGATGCTCGTCTTTCATCGGCGGTTAGTCTAGCCCTAGAACCAAAAGCAGACTCTCCGCCTGTAGCTATATCAGATGCTCTTTGTTGAATGTCTTGAATATCTCCAGCTTTCATTACATCTTCAATTGTTTGATTGACTACTTGATTTTCAAAAGGGTTGTAAAATTGGCCTGTCATTCTTGGATCGTAACCTTGTAAAGATTGACCAAGAAGATCTCTAGCAGAAGGTCCACCATATCCTAAACTGTTAAACATTCCGCCTAAACCTGAACCTAATTGTTGTTCTGCCTGTCCAAAGTAAGGTTGCTGAGCGCCATATGCAGATCCAAATCTTTGTTCTGCTTGACCCAAATAAGGTTGTTGAGCGCCGTATGCGCTTCTATAACCACCTAAAGCTTCACCTAGCAATCCTCTTTGTTGCCCCAAATCAGAAATGCCTTGTCCAACTAACTGTTGTTGTTGGTTTAAAAAAGGTTGATAAGAGCCAATCCCAGAGCCAGCCATTTGTCTAGCTTGTTGTTCTTGAGCTGATAACCCTGCTGTACCTTGAAGTATGGCGGGTTGATCTAAGAAAGATTTTTGAGCTGCTTGAGTTGCTTGGTTAATTAATCCTGGCGTATCAGAAGAACCAAAATATAGTTCTCTTAAAGCGGGATCTGATATTATCTCGTTTCTATCGATACCCTGTAAAACAGGATTAAGTGGTCCAGCCATTATATTGCCTCAAAAATATTCATTAATTCACGCATGTTTTCTACGCCTTTTTCACGTGAAGCGCTTCCACCTTTAATAAGTTCTATACCAGATTTTGTTTTGTTCACATTAAATGAGCCTGCACCTCTTGTTGCTTTAGCAGTCATAACAAATTCTCCGTCACTCAACATCGCAGGTATATCGTCTGATGTACCAGTACCTGGTCCTTCTGATTCTCCGCCTTCACGCATGTCTAGGTCTTGAACCATAGCTATACCGCCTTGGTTAAAGTATTGTCTAGCCTCTCCCCCATAAGCAAAGTTTAAAGCTAAAGGTGCAGGAGCCAAACCAAAGTCTTCTCTACTGCCACCTGTACCTAAATTCTTAGCCATTTCATATCTGCCTAATTGATCCATCGTTACTTTAGGAGTTTCTGCTATACCGCCCATTCTTTCTTTGGCTGAGTCATAAGCAATCTTGCCAGCTAGGGCTGATAAGCCCATTAGTCCAGCGTTACCGCCGAACATTCCGCCTGAGCTATCTCTAACAGGATCAGATGGATTGCCTTTTATAAAGTCTTCAATTCTTCCAATTCCGCTTTGACCAGGATTTCCCCCAAAAATAGATCCAATACCCCCTCTATCAATTCCAATTCTTCCTGATCCTGGGGTGCTAAAATCTGATTTTTTTCCTTTAAGGAAGTCTTCAATAGTTCCTAAATAGCTTTGACCTGATTTTTTGCCTCCAAACATTCCAGAAGACTGAGGTTGAGACTGCTGATCATACATTTGTTTTGCTTGTTCTTGGGTATAGTAATTACCGTCATTTGATTTTATAGCCACTTGGCCATTAATCATTTTTCTATCATTTGTATCAAAATTGCTACTCAACCAACTAGTTATATCTCCCCCACCACTTTGATTAGAAGTCGGCATCATACCGCCTTCCATTCCAGGTGTATATCCAGCATTCATAATACCGCTGCTAATTGGATTTCCAGATGATGTAAAAGTATTAAAAGTTTGCCCACCTAAAGTGTCAGCTCCGCCAACATCTTTAAATATTCCGCCGTATCCTTGTTTTTGATTTTCCCCGTATGTTTTACCTAGCTCTGCACCATATCTAAATGGGTTAAATACAGTTTCCCCTTGTACAACATTTCCAAGTTTATCTAATTTATCAACTTGGCCAATATTTTTAAGTGCGTCTGTAAAGCCCCCACCCATCGTTTTAAAACCACCAGAACTAATATTTTTTAAAGCTCCGCCTTCGCCAAAGATTTTTTGACTACCGCCAGCACCTAACGTTAATAGATCGCCGATTCCGCCATCACCCTTAGCTATATTATTTAAAGCGTTACCTTTTTGGTAAACAGCAGCAAAAGGCTGCCAAGGACCAGGGATCATTGCTGCTATAGGAGCTATTTTTTTAATTACTTTTTTAGCTTTTTTCCACATTTTAGAGAGGAATCCAAATTCTGGTAAACCTGTCAAGGGGTTTAAATCCATACTGCCATTTCCAACTAAGAATTGATTTGAGTCAATCCCGTACTTGGAAATAGATTTGTCGATTGCTTGTTTTAAAAGTGGGTTGTCTCGTAAGGCCTGAGCTGGTATGACCATCTCATCTGGGGCTACGTGAGCTAAATAAGTGTCTTCGTTTCTGCCTAAAGCTGCGATTCCTTCTAATTGCTGTCTCTGTCCGTTGTTTAGCATACCTTGTTCCATATGTTATTTTAGCATCTTAGCTGTAATATTGTTCAATATCCCAACCATATAAAGATGATCCTAAATTTATTGTTACATCCCCATTTGTAGTTACAGATACATTCCCAACTAAAGCTTTAGCTTGGTATCCTTGAGGATTTGCGGGTATTCCTAAATCTAGGAACTCATACCCGTTATATACTTGCAACACTTCGGTTGTAGTATTAAAGATTAGCGTGCCAATATTAAAGTTCAATTGGTCACGTTGAGCAGTTGATAATTGCAAAGTATTATCAGGGTCTACTGATCCTAAGTTTATCTCTAAAATTCTGACAAGTCTATTAAAAACATCAACAGAAGTATTCTCTCCAGACGCTATTGGAAGTTGAGATTGCAGTATTTTGCTCATCTTTTACCGTCAGTTTTAACGTCTAGTCTAGTTGCCCCCAACCTCCAGCCTACGCTTGTATTTGCTGTTGTATCGTCATCGTCAGACTCAAACCTTAAAACAGCTTGTCGGCCTCTTGCTCTAATATTGCTTTGTTGCGTTGTAGAGCCTATAGAGCTAGTTGATCTTGTTGTTAAAGAGTCACCTGGGAAGTTTCTTGTTTTAACAACTATATTAACTTTGCCAGCATCTGAATTAGATAAGAATTTAAAGTCTGGAATAATTTTTCTAATAAAACTAAATTGTTCTCCGTCTCCTATATCAAAGTCTGAGCTTTCAATAAACACATTTGTCATCGGCGTGCCGTCGTCGTCAAAACCAGTTTCTTGTTGGTAAAGAAGACCGCTACTAACAGCCCTAGGAAAACTTTCAATACCAGCATCTAGCCAAGCCGTTCTGCTTAAAGACCCATATACCCAGGTTTGTTCTGCGTAATTATAAATAACATACCTGTCTATTTCGTTTGAAGATGCTGAACAATAAAACCAACCTATTTCACTTTTCTCGCTAATTGTAAAAGCATTTATTTTAAAAGATTGAGTTAAATTAATATCTGCAAAAATATAATTTTGTACGCTGCAAGGCAAAGATTGAACCGAACCGTTGTAAGCGTAAAAATTGTTTTGACTCATCCAAAATACAGCAGATGGAGCTGTTACAGAAGCTTTAGGGCCTATCAATCCTGTACCCTCGTTAATTAAATTAACAGCAAATGTAAAAGGCGGTCCAACAAATTGCATGCTGTACAAAGCAGTATCAGTCCAAACTAATATTTCTTGACGAGATTTATTAGCACCTATAATAGATGAACCAGAAGACAGTCTTAAAGATCCTGCCGTATTGGTAATCAAAGGCTCAAACTGTAAATCGTTTTCTTGATCTGAAAAAGCTATTAACATCGGATCTAACGCTCCAGTTCTAGCACTTCCAACAATAGGATCGGCTCCTAATACAATTAAATGACGATCTTTTTCAGAAGTAATAACTTGAATAGCTTTGGTAGGAACAAGATTGGCTCCAGAAATACCAGAGAGTTCAACAGCTCTTGTTGTTAACCCATTGTTTTCAACCCACTTATATATGCCACCATTTCTAGGATTTATAATTAAGTTTTCGCCAAAGTGATCATGTGACCAAAGCCTTAATTGACCTGTTTCACTTAAAGATGTAGAAGACCCAAAAGTTCCTTCGCCCCAATTGTTTGCACCCCAGCCCGTAGATGGAACGTAAACATCCAAACCTACGTTTATTTGATAGGCTGCGTCTGTTGCACTTCCACCATTACCTGTATCACTACCATTAGCTGTTGCTGAAGCTACAAAAGTATATGTATTAGCAGTAACAGAGGTTATTTGGTGTTCTGTATTTAAAACAGCGGCAGTAATGTTGCCTCCGCTACCCAAATTACTAGAATTACTTATGGTTACAAAATCATTAACAACAGCCCCATGACCTGTATCTGTTGCTGTGATAACAGCGCTTCCAGATGTTGCTGCAAAAGTAGTAACGTTTAAATCAGTTGAACGTATAGGAGTAATATCGTAATAAATATTTCCTTCTTGAACATAGTATTTAAAAGTTGTTCCTAAACCTAATAATTTAGTTCCACCCAAAGAAACCCAAGCATGTAAAGCTCTGCATGTTCCTAGAAAAAGAGTGCTTGTAAGTTTAAGCCA